TTCCTAACGATGTCGCTAATAAAATTGTTCCAAGCGTTATGCCAAGAATAAACTTAAGTCGTGCGTCAAGATCCTGCGGTGTTAATCTTTCTTTTTTACTCATCCTGTTTTCCTATCAAGTCTTTTGTACAAGTTCCTGTAGCCTCACATATAGGTGGGTTACACTCCGCCTTTTCCCAGTTTGCTGGATCCTGGCAAGGATAGCGATAGTGACCGTCATACCCGCAGCCACCAAGGCCTAATACAAGTATACACGATAATAAAATATGAGGAATCTTCATATCTGTATTATACCAAGTTATTCTTTCTCTTCACGAAGCGGGATGGTGATAAGCCATAGGGCTATTGATATTAATGTGGCTACCCCCACTACCTGCTGGGCGGTACCTGTAAGGGTAAGCCAGGCGATAAAGAAGCCAAGGATGGTAAATACTTGGGCTATGCTCTCAATAATAGCAGCCTTAAACCACTTAAAGAGTCCTTTGACTACCTTCTTAATCATGTTCATATTATAACCTCCTTAGTGACATAACTGAACTAACAATATTTCCTACCAAAATAACAGGTATAACTACCTCTTGAACCTTTTCTCTTTGATCATCTGTCATATCTTTACCCCACTCTGATGGGTTTAAAACCTTAGATAAATCTATATCAGTCAATGCTGCTATTGGATTTTCTAAAAACTTGTCTGCTTGTATTTCTGTTACAGCATCTGCTAATGTATAAGGCATAGGAGCGTCTGCATTTTCTTGTGCCCTTTCAGCAAACTCAACAACGGCTGCTGCTACAGCAGGATTTTCTTTTGCTACTTCTGCAATAAGGGCAACTTCTTCTGCCTTAATGCCAAGATCTTCTGCCAACTCTTTCTTTGCCTCTGGATTTAATTCAGTCAAAAAGTTTGATACTGCTGACATTAATTTAGCATCATTAACGCTAATTAGTTTGTTTAACTTTTTAAGTTCTTCGTCAGAAATAGGGCTACCATCTGTGTTATCCTTATCTGGTGTTACTACAGGATCTTCATCAACAGGTTGCTCAGGTTCAGGCTCTGGGGTTGGATTTGTATCCGTTGGCTGAGGTGAAGGCTCTTCTAAAGGCTCTGGAGTTGGATCCGTCTCTTCGTTCTCCTTATCTGTGGTATCAGGGCTTGGAGTTGGATTGGGATCTTCTGGTTCAGTTTGCTCATCATCTGGCCAACGAGGATCCTCTGGAGTAACTATCTCTGGATCAACCTCAACATCAGGTTCAGGCAAATCTGGTTCTTCTGTAGAGTCAGGTGTTGGTGTAGGATCTGGCTCTGGGGTAACTTCTTCTACTGGCTCGTCACCATTAATAGAAGCAATAAGATTATTTAAGTCTGATATTTCATTAGCGAGTTGCGCTGCCTCTGCTACCTGCTCCTGCTGTTCTTCAGGCGTTATAGGGGCTTCTGTGGGCGTTGGAGAAGGTTCTGGAGATGGTTGTTGGGTAGGAGTAGGAGAAGGTTCTGGGATAGGCTCTGCAGCAAGTGTAGGGGCTGGATCAGAGGCTGATACCTGCGTAGCACCCCATTGCTCAAGAGACACGATAGAGCCATCATGCAATCGAACGCCTGTTCTAAGATTTTGATATTCTGGACCTTGATAACTATAGGACACTGCTATACCACCAGTATTAGTAATAGCCACTAATATATTTACTGTGCTTGGTTGTGCCCCATAGTTACCGAATGGAACCATGTTTAGGTTAATTTGAAATCCACCCTCTGAATAATATATATCCAAACCAGATGTACCGCTTGCTCCTGGAAACCAGTCCATTGAGTATAAGGAGATAGATGGCGTATTAGGATATGCCCAGTATGTGGGATCAGGTTGTCCAAATGTAATTACTGAATTAGTTGTAGCGTAAATGTTTTCATACTGTACCCCGTCAAAAGTCACGGTAGTTGCAATTGGTATTTGATAAGATATGTCGTCACCTGAACAAGTATCCATATGATTTACTGTAGGTTGTTCATCACCATTATATGCTGCTGCGATGGTTTGCGATTGAATATAGTTTACACAAGTAGCGTTAGCGTTTTCTGGAAGCCATAGGTTGAACCCAAAAGCCAATAAAGATGCTGTCAGTATTCGGGTTAATTTTTTAATAGTCCTTTCTTCCTCCAGATTAAATACAGGACTATTATAACATTTTATTTGAAATAAAAGAAAAAGGGAGCCAGTTTCCTGACTCCCCAATCTATTAATTTGTTAATTACTTAACAAGTGTAACTTTTGCAGAAGGGTTCTTCTTGTTCCACTTCTTAGCAAGATCATTGAATGCCTTCTTCATTGCAGCGATTGCAGCAGCATTATCTGCCTTAACCTTTGCAAGTTCAGCAGCATGTGCAGCAGTTGCATCAGCAAGAGCCTTATCTGCAGTAACCTTAGCGGTTACGGCATCAGCCTTCAACTTAGCAATTTCAGCAGCAGCAGTAATAGCAGCAGCATCGGCAGCAGCCTTTGCAGCAACTGCATCAGAGGCAGCCTTTGCTACAGCAGCAGCAAGAGCAGCATCTGCAGTTACCTTATCAGCAGCACGAGCAGCCTTTTCTGCAGCGAGTGCAGCATTAGCAGTAGCAAGTGCTCCAGCAAGATCAGATACTGTTACGATTGCAGTCTGAGAAGTTGTTGCCAACTTAATTGTTGGAACAGATGTTGGTGCAGTAATAGATGCTCCAACGGCAACGGTTCCAGCAGTTGCAGGAAGTGAGATCTCTGATGTGTAACGACCTGTTACAAGAGCATCAGCAGTTACTGTTCCAGCAGTTGCGCCACCGAGAGTAGTAACAGTTACTGTATCAGCAACAGCGTTGCCGAAAATATCTGCTACATCAAGAGTTGCAGTTACCTTGCCAGAAATATTTCCTGAAGCAGGGATTGACATCTTAAGATCGTATGCAGGACCTGCAACACCCTTAAGATAGATTGTTGTTGCTGCACCAGTTACAGAAACTGTAACAGCAGAAGCAGCAGTACTTGTTGTGTATGCATAAACAGTCGCTGTTGTTGAAGCAGGTGTGACTGTGATTGATGAGGATCCAGCAGATGCATTAACTGTTGAACCAATTGCAGATACGAGGCGTGTGTTCGCACCAACTGCAGTAAATGTTACTGGTGTTCCAGCAACGACAGTAGCAGTGATTAGAAGTGCTTCGTTGTTAGTAGCAGTTGAGGTATCTGCAACGCTTACTACGTTGTCAGATGGAACCTTAACTAGAAATGGTGAGGCTGCAGTACCTGCGCCAGAAACTTCAGTGGTTACGTCTACTGAAACGGTATTGGCACTTGCAGGTGTCACTACGAGTGTGCCCAGTGTCATGGCTGCAACCACGGCAAGAGCGATCTTCTTAAATGAATTCATTTTTCTCCTTTTATTATTCATTTTGGTTTATATTGTTTTTAGTCTATCCAAATAGTCTTTTATATCTTCTATTTGACTAGGTTTATATTGTATCACGTTCTCAGGGAGCGTGTCAACTCTACGAGGCTGTCCACGAAAAGTGTGAATGTCTACTTCAAGGTTTTGATCCCTTGGAGTATATGATATCGCACCAAAGATGGAACCGCAAACTGCGTCTGCAAGGTCCTTAGATTTCTTTCGTGGATGGTCTACTTTATCATTTTTCATAATCTTAAGTTCTGTTAATTCTTCAAATAGTAATTCAATGGCAGGCATGGCAAGCCTTTCTTCGTATATAAGCATAGCCATATCTTCATAATGTTTCTTTGCTACAGATACCGTCTCTGTTCTTATGCCTACCGCCTGTAGTTCATTTTGAATATCAAATGATTGCCAACGGTCAAATGTAACAAGTCCTATATTAAACCCAAGTCTGCGTAGATTTTGTATCCACTGTTTTACTTCAGATAAATTGACTGGTCCTTCTACCTTCGGCTCCCACCATGCCACCGCATCGACAACCACTACTGGCGATATCTGTTCATAATCTTTTATTACCTGCACATTAACCCACTTCTCAACATGTGAGATTGCTACCGCACATTTATCATGCTTTTGTGCAAGGTCAGCATGAACATAATAAATTTTGTCTGGATCTGGTTTAAAGTTTTCTTCAAATCTTCTGAATTGGTCAAGTGGATTTCTTATTGTCATACAAGAACGAACCTTGTCTGCCTGCTTAAAAAATGCATCTGATGCATATGTAGGAACACAAGCAAAGCGCATCATTGCATCTCCTAGGTCTGTCATGAAAGCAATCTTAAAATCATCTACTTTTCTAGTAGGATTTACTTCCCATGTAGGTCTTTTAAGGGCAAAAACTCCAGGATATTTATATGACTTAATATGATCTTCGTCCCAGGCTATATCAAACCAGTTATCCTTGTCATCTTCTGGTAATAGTGGGTTAATTATAAATCTATGTGTTCTTGATATTATTTCTTTATCAGCAATTACTGCTTCATACCGCTCAGAAATGAAGTCTCCGTTATAACGGGGGAATGAAAGAAGAACTACTTTTCCAAGATCAGGGAAACGAGAATCCACTGACCCACGGAATGCTTTATAAATATTATCGGCAGTTTTACCTTGTTCATTTCCTGTTGCAACCTCAGATGCAAAACCAGAAATCTCATCAAGAACTGCAAGCAAAAGATTTAGACCCTCATGTGATTCTCTTTCTGAATGTCCAGAGTAGACAGTAATTGATTTATCAAAGCCTATTGAGTCTACCTTTGCTTCATATTTACCAGCAAACCAAGGAGACTTTTCGATCTTAGTCTTAAAACCTTTAAAGAAAACATTCTTTGCTTGTTGTGCGTTAATAGCCACATTGATTAGGTCTATTGCATCTCCACTTGGTTTTCCGAAATATCTTGCAGGGTCTTTAAGACATAATAACTTATAGACAATATAAGCACAAGCAACAGTAGAGGTGAAGTCCTTCCCACTACCCTTCCCAAGTTGTAAAATGATTTCGTTTTTTGTGTATTTTTCATAATATCTTGCTCCTTCCTCTTCTCCCATAATGTTTTGTAAATCTTCTTTGCGATATATCTGACTCATTGCCTGGACTATATCGTATTGAATATCTGATAATCCTGGTTGTCCTAAATAATCTGGAGACTCAACAAATGTCTTTGCATCTACTGGAGTTTCTTCAAAATGGTTATCGGCAAGTGCCTCAAGAAAATCATTGAATC